TTAGTAAGCCCCCATAATGAACTCGTATTCAAGTGATGCCACATTTACTGCACCTGCGAGAAGGTTACCACTTGAATCAAATCCGTTGAGTACGGTTCCTGATGAGTTGATAATCTGCATAGCATTTGCAGTTTGTCCTGAGTTTAGGACAATTCTAAGAGGTACGGCGGTAGTAGCAGCCGATGAAACTGTTGGCTCGATGATCTGAGCGCGAACACGGACATCTGTAATGTTTCCTGATGTAATAGAAGTTGCGCCAGCAGCAACGGCTACCTGAGCTAGCGCGATGGAGTTGGTTGGAGTTGAAGGCACAGTTGGAGAACCTGCCGCAGTTCCCTTGACCACATTTATAGCAACAGAGTTAAGAGAGCCTGAATAAGCGGCATCATTAACAGTAATACAAACTAGGTCAATTCTTGGGTTTGATGGGTCGGCGGTTGTAATGGTTGCTGTAGCGGCAGCATCGTTGTACGCCATATAAGTACCCATATTGGTTTGGTAAGTACCTAGAATTGCAGCCCAACCTGATGCAACAGAAACAGTCATTGTTCCACCCGGCGCAGTAACAGCCAAGTCAGCAGAACGGATAACGCCCGAAGCACCCCATAGAGAACCTGTAGTTGTTAAGCGGTCATTTTCGGCGGTGTGAGAGCCGTTCTGTAACCAACTTGGGGGTGTGCGTAATGCCATTTATTCTCCTAGATGTAGGCGTTTCTCCACGAAACGCTTGCAGAGGTTGTACCAGCAAGTGTACCTGAACCATTGTAATAGAAAGCGTTGTTTCCGGGTTGAGCATAGAACCAGTTAGAGCCACCTTGCATTAGATTACGCGCAGGGTTTCCGTTAAGAGTGATCGTCTTAGCTCCAAGGTCAATCACGCCAACATCTGTATTTGAGAAAGCGTAATTCAAAGTCAAATAGGTGCTTGTTGTGTTGTTGCCAAATACAGGGTTAGTGATCGGGCCATTGAAAGTAATAACAGGGTAGGTATTAGTTTGTCCCGCATTAAATACGGCAGTATAAGGAGTGTAAGCACCTGAGAGATAAGTCAGGTTGTAAGTACGGTTGTATGTGCGACCTAGAGAGCCGTCAAGACCCAAGGTAGCCGATAGAAGGCTGTTGTCATACGCGCGTGGGTCAGGGCAGAAGAATGTCCATTGAGAGGTGATATAGCCATAGGTAAATTCAGGAGTAATGATGGTCTTGGCATCGCGCACACGAGCATTGAAGAATTGAAGATTGTTCGCTGCTGATAGTTGGAATTGAAGCGGGGTAGTGCCTGTCTGCTGAGGTTGAACGGCAGCTTTGAGAAGGTTGAAGTTTGATTGCGCTGTAAAGGTTGTGGAATTAACTACTTGACCGCCTGAGATATAGGTATCGCTCAAGGTCACAGGAATAGTAAATGTTGTCGCAGATGTGACGGTGATTGTCTGAGAGTTGCGGTTAAATCCAGCACCCGCAGTACCCGTTGGGTTACCGCTAGAAAGAACTCCTGTAATAGTAACTACCTGACCTGTTGTGTAGCCGTGAGAGATTGTTGTTGTGTAAGTAATCGTAGAAGCATCTGTTGTAGCAGTTGAAACAGGAACGCTTGGCTGACCTGAAAGAGTAAGAATGGTGAGGGTGATCGTTCTGCCACCTAAGAAATCTCGACCTGAGAACATACCATCGTTAAAGCCTTGGGTATCGTCTTGATTGCGGATTGTAGGAAGGTTGGTAATACCGTCAGCAGCAGTTATTTGATACGGCGAGTTTGTGCCACCAAAGGTAAAGCCGTTCCAAGCAAAGGAATAGTTATTGAGCGCAGTTACGGTAGCCATTATCGTTGAAAGGTGCTCATAGTAGGTTTAGCGGTCATAAGTCCCTGTGTCTGTCCTAAGGTAATTCCGTTAAGGGTAGCAGTTGTAATATCGGATGTTGTAGTTGCGGTGTTAATGTTATTTGTCTGATTTACTGTAATTCCGGGGCCTTGTGGAGTAGCGTTAGGAACACTAAAACCATTAGATGATGTGTATGTTAATGGTGCGGCAGTAATTGCCCCTGTTGGGATAGATGTGCCTGTAGATGTAACGCCTAGTCCAGCCAAAGCAGCCAAAGCCTTGAGGCTTCCAGCAACGGCTATTAACTTCTTATCAAGGACATCTAATTGCTTCATAGAAGAATCAGAAATAGCCTGAATAGCCTTGTTGTAAGAATCTTGAGCAGAAGTAAGAGCATCGGCTAGAACCTGTTGAGCCTTAGTCAATGAGTCGTTAAAACTTTGATTTTCCTTTGCGAGCGCATCGGTAAGGTCAGCGGTATTTTTATCTAACTGGTTCTGCATATCTACAGAAACCTGTGCGTATTGATCTGTTAAAGCCTTTGTAGCCAGTTGAGTACCGCTATTCATTTGAGTAGCAAGACTGTCTAGACCGCTTTGCGAAGTAGTTTGTATTTGATCATAAAGAGTCTTAATTGAATTGGCTGTATCGGGTGCGGCATTGAGAACTGATTGCGCCATTTGATCGCCGACTTGTGGTCCCTGAGCCAAGACTTCCTGAATAAAGGATTGACTATAACCCTGAGCGGCAAGTTTTCCAGCATCTTCTTGCAACTTTTGAATCTGTGCTAACTGATCTTGAAGTTGAGTTTGTAGCCCCGTAGCCGAAGAATCGCCAGCCGTAAAGAGCGAGCCAAGGTTGATCTTGGTTGCGCTTTCCCACGCACTACGAAGCAGGTCAATAGATTGCTGAATAATAGATTGGCGTTTGTCGACTGCTGCTTGCTCAATCTGTGTAGCGTTGTCTGCGTACTGCTTTTGAATATCGATCATCTTTTGACTGTGAGCAGTTTCAAGGTCAAGTTTGGTTTGATTGAATTTTGTCTGAGCATTTGCAACGGCATCGTTATATGTAGCTTGCGCTGCTGCCATCTTCTCTTGGCGAGCAACAAGAACTGCATCCATCTGTTGAATAATTGCATCTGTCTTACTTGTTGCTGTTGATGATTTAGTCTTAGAGATGGTCTGACCCGCAACACCAACATCCCCGCCAGTCGAAGTTGAACCCATAGTGGCAAGTTGGTCGCTTAATGAAGCAACTCCCGCTTTTTTAGATACAAGATTGTCTAAGCCCTGAGCAAAAGTACCGATAGATTTAGCCGCGCCGTTAATGCCATCTGCTACGCCTTTGAATTGACTTCCAATAATAGGGATGTGAGATGCCGCTTCAACGAGTTTGCCGATCGCCCCTACAACATAACCAATCGCTTCAACGATCGCCTTCATCACAGTTACAACTACATTACGAAAACCCTCATTGGTATTCCATAATTTAACCAACTCAATTTCCCACGCGAATAGCATTTTGACAATCCAAGTAATTGCTGGGATAGCAACATTGGTAATAAATTCCATCAACTTAGTAAGAATTGGCATAACTACTGCGCCAACTTTAACGGCTACATCATCAAACTTTGCTTTAAGAATTTCCATTTCACCAGCAAATGTGTGCGTATAACCAACTGCTTGTCCACCGATTTTTTGATTTAACTGATCAAATGCTTTTGCAATTGCTTCGTTTTTAGGTAAATTGCTATCTAAAGTAATGCCTAATTCTTTGAACGCTTTAGCAGAGCCAGTAGTTCCACGAGCAAGAGTTTGAGCGGCAGTAGCCAAATCCTCGTGCTTGTATCGAGCAAGGTCGGCTGCCATTGCCATCAACTTTGTTGCTTCTGTTGTTGAGCCAGTAGCGGTGATTAAAGTTCCGTACGCACCTTCTGTTGCGGCAGTAGCAAAACCAAGTTTAGACATCGTTTCGCTAGTCTTTTGAATTTCATCACGATTAGCAGCAGTATTTTGACCAGCGTTATTTAATGCTGTAGATAGGCGTTCGGTCGCTACTTGCGTATCTTCAACCGCTTTAATTGCGCTTCTCAAACCTTGTTCAAGAACTTGCGCGCCCTGAGTTAATAAATTGCCTGAAAAAACTCCAAGCATCGTGGTTTTGAGCGCATCAAACTTGCCTGTTTGTGCTTTTGCCGTATCGCCAATCTTATTTAAGCCAGCAGTAGCCTCATTAACGGCATTTGTAAGGTTTCCAAGGGATACAAGGACTTCAACATTTAGTGGAGGGACTTCACCTGCCATCGGTTATCCTCCCATTGCGGCTCTAAATGAACCATCTATAATCATTCGTGCTTTGCCAGTACTGACAATATGATCACGCGCTGGATTCATATATGGGTATTTTACCCCACTTGTCCATCGTGGCGAGCCTTCTTCAAGCACACGAGCGTATGACATACCCGATTCAACGGATGCGGCATAAGTTCCAAAACCAATTCTTCTGACTGGCTTATTTATAATTGCTCGAAACAAATTTCCATCGCCATAGTTAGGTGGTG